ATAGTTGTTCCAACTGAAGAGATGAGAGATATAGACTGGCCAGAAGAGTTTAGTAAATGGGATACAGACATTGGTAACATAAAGTTTGTATGCTATGCTGCTTTGCTGAAAGAGAAGTTGGATAAGTATGATATGATTATCTATGATGAGTGTCATAGAGTAACTATACCTAACTTAAGAAAACTTGAAACACTCCTAGAGTTTCCTACTAGACCTTATGTACTAGGTTTAACTGCTACTCTCCCCAAGGTAGCTTATCCAGATGATATGGAGAGAGTCCACTTACTAAAGAGACTCTTTCCTACCATCTATAAGATTACTACAGATGAGGCAGTAGACATGGGTCTTATAGCAGACTTTGAAGTCCATGTAATTAAGTTTAACTTGGATAGTGTTAATAAGAACATAAAAGCTGGAAGTAAACTAAAACCCTTTGACACTACTGAACTAGCTCATTACAAGTATCTGACTAAAAAGCTTCAAATAGCTTCAATGGCAGCTAGGGCAGATAAAAGAAAAGAAGGTTTTAGATTCTCAGCTATTTCTGATAGGGCCCAATTCCTCTATAACTTACCCTCTAAACTGAGACTAGCAACCTTATGTTTAGAAAAGATAACAAGTGCAAACAGCAGAACTGTAGTCTTTGCAGGTAGTATTGAACAGGCTAATGTCTTATGTGGAGATATGGTATATCATTCAAAAAGTAATAGAGATGCATTAGAGAAATTTCAAAAGAAAGAGATATCTTTGTTAGGTGCTGTTAGGGCCCTAAACGAAGGTAAGAATCTTAGTGAACCTGATAATGCTCTTATAGTACAAGTTGATAGTGTAGACCGTAATCTAGTACAGAGAATAGGAAGGTTGGTTCGTATCCGTTACGACAACCTAACTCATAAAGCTAAAATCATAATACTAGTAGCAGTAGATACTGCAGATCAGAATTGGTATGAAAGTGCCATAAGTGACTTTGACTCTAGACGTATTAAAGAGACTCTGGTAAAGGTGCCAGACATAAACTAATAAGATGAATCTAAAAGATACAATGACATGGCTTATCATGAATAAGTATGTTACTCTTCATAAGAACAAGCCTGTGTTTACAGATAAGGCTAGGTCAGAGATGGCTGCAGTAGGGAAACCTCCTCCACCTCCTCCTCTGGATATACCCACAAAGGTTGTCCAGACTCCTGCTATCCAAGGCGGTACTATTGAGGAACAGTATAAGCAGTTCATTGCATTATGTCAAATACCTCAAAAGGCCTACGATAGTTTTGGGAGAGCTTATGCCTTAAATAAGTATTCTAATGAAGGAGTTCTAGCCTTTAAAAAAGCAATCCAAAAAGGGTATAAGATTGATGTTATGGCTTTGGCAGTGACACTTTATTATAAATCTAACATGCAGTTTAAGAAGAGTGTAGGCAACTATATGTCTTCAGGAGAATGGGAAACTGATTATGATACTGTCCTCCAAAAGCATCAAGATGGAACATTAAAAGAACACATAAAAACTGAAGTACATGACTCAACTATCTCATGGTTTACCAGAGGTTAACTTAACCTTAGAGGGAATAAGAGACCCTAAGTTTCTACAGCAAATTGAAAAAGGTAGGAAAGGATTAAATACTGGTATCCCTGGTACTCTAAAGCTTACTAATAAGCTACATGGTATACAGAGAGGTAGGTATTATCTTATAGGTGCCCACCCGAATGTGGGTAAAACACAGTTTACTGACTATACGTTTGTTTTCTCTCTGTGGCTACATGCCAAGAAAGAGAATAAACCTATAAAGATATTTTACTGTTCTTTAGAATTATCAACTCTAGAGAAGCAAGTGAAATGGTGTTGCACATACCTCAATTGGAAGTATGGACTGGATTGGTCTTCAGACTTTGTTATGGGCCGTATACCAGAAAAGAAACCCTCTGATGAGGAGATGGAAAAGATTCAAGAAGCTTACACCTTTGTGGAACTTTTACTAAAAGATGTGCACATACTAGACAGTACTGTATCCCCTAGTATACTGACTAATTACCTAATAGATGAATACTATTCAAAGTTTGGTATAGTTAAACGTACAGAGCTATCATCCGATGAGAAAGCTAAAGGAGAAAAGGGAGGAGTTATAGCATTCATACCCCAACAAGAAGTGCCTATGACTCTACTAGTAATAGATCACTTAGCCCTACTAGATGGTAAGAACAGTAAAGAGACTATAGATGACATGAGTAAAAAAGCTGTTGTCCTTAGGAATATGTTCAGTACTACTATTGTATTTGTTCAACAATTCAATCAGGACTTAATCAAGTCTCGAAGAGAAGCCTTAGTCAGGCATGGTAATAAAGGTGCTGCCAATGTCATTGCTCCACAGCAAATGGACTTTGGTGATAGTACCTATACCTATCGTGATGCTGACTATGTGATAGGGTTAGTAAAACCCTGTAAGTTTGAACTAGAATCCTTTGATGGATTCCCTTGTACTCCCCCACAGTTAGGTGGCTTGGGGGACAGTCTCATAGTATCCTATCTAATTAAAAACAGATATGGTCCTGTGAATCTGATGTTTCCACTATTTATGAATGGAGTTGCTGGTATGTTCTACGATCTCCCGGATGACCTGGATCCAGACCTGGGACCATGGATAGGCCAAGCTCTTAAATTAACAAAAAATGGCTAATGTAATCCTAGTAGTAGGTGATACCGGAACAGGTAAATCAACCTCTATACAATCCTTAGACCCTAAGGAGACTTATATTATTAACTGTGCTAACAAGCCATTACCCTTTAAAGGTAGTGGAGAAATCTATAAAGTAGGTTCTAACCTGTCTGAGATAGATTCTTCTACTGCAATTTTAAATGTACTAGAAAGTATCAACACCAGTGCTGCAGCAGCTCACATAAAGAACTTAATCATAGATGATTCAGGTTTCATTATGTCTGAGATCTACTTTAGAAAGTCTGCAGAGAAGGGCTATGATAAGTTCACAGAGATAGCAAAGGCATATCAATCTGTCCTTAGTAAGTGCAAGAGTATGAGAGCTAACTTGAATGTTGCTATCATGATGCATGAGGAGGATATGGTATCTAATGGTATCATTGTAGGCAAGAAGGGTAAGACAGTGGGTAAATTGGTAGATGATCAATACAATCCTTTATCAGTTGTAACTATTGCTTTGTTTACTGAAGTGTCTTTTGACAGAGAAGGTAAACCACAGTACAATTTCATTACCAATAGGTGTTTAAGAACTGGTGTAATTATACCAGCTAAATCACCTCAAGGTATGTTCAACAGTCTTCAAGTACCAAATGACTTATCTGCAGTCTTCAAAGATGCAAGAGAGTTCTATGGCAATTAATTAACTTTTAAATTCTAACAAATGAGTTTTTCTTTAGATTTCTTAAATGAAATAAAAATTGAGGAAGTACCAAAATCCTCCACACGTGCTGCCAAGAAGAGTAGTACTAACAACAATCCTGCTTCTACATTCATGGGTATCCGTGTGTGGAAATCAGGTAAGGTTTACCCTTCACAAGCTTTAACAGATGCCTTCTCTTTGGAGTACTCTAATAAGGTAAGAACTGTTGATGCAGAAGGTAAGATTACTACGTCTATACCAAACGAAGGTAAGACTAATGGCTTTGATGTCTTTAGTATCTCTGACTGGACCCAAGTAGATGATGCTACCCGTAGCAATAAGCTTATACTCATAGGTGTAGCCCCTAAGAGTTGCAACAAAGTAGACTTGTTCTCTACTACAAAGTACAATGAAGATGGAACTCCTGTGTTCTCTGTAATGGAGCAAGGAGCAAGTACTTTTGGTAGTAAGACTTTACTCCCATTGATTAAAGAGGTGTATGGCTTAGAGTGTAATGAGGAAGGGTATATAGACCTTGAAATCAACACTAACTTCAACCTTAAGTCAAAGGCTCTTAATGGTATATTTGTATTGCCTAAGGTTATCTCAAGAGGAGATGATATGGGTAAGCCGGACATAGCAAGAAGAGAGAATATTAATGTATTCCCTATGACTCCTGTGGTTGCAGTGGTACCTCCAGGGTCTGACTTTGACGTTGACCAAGCTCGTGTAGCACCTCCTGTGCAAGAGTTCCATGAGACTTCTATCTCTGAGATGCCAATGATGTCTTTAGACTTGAGCAATCAGTCCTAGAACAATAAGAAGGGCTTGAAAGATAGCCCTTCTTTACTTATATTTGTAACCTTTTAATTAAATAAATATTTTATGATTGGAGTAGGTATCCACGAGAATATAATTCTCAAGAATGTAGAAATTACAGAAAAAGAAGGTAGTAATCCTTCAGTAGACTTTACTATTACCACAGCAGGTAGTACAGCAACCAGTGATGATGCAGATCCTTTTGGGGAAGCTGTAGATGAGAATGGTATGTTGATTACAGGTAAAGGTGGTGGTAACACTACTATTAAAGTATGGTGTTTGAATGTACCAGATGAAAATGATCGTGAGGGGAAACCTAAGAGCATGAGTCAAAGAATTCAAGAAGCCAACGATGCCTCTAAAGAGATGCAAAACATGTTCACTCTGTTTGCTAAATGCTACATGACTTCTGACAAGATCAAGTTTGAAAGATTCAAAGGTATTCCTATCACTAAGGACAACACTCAATTGCTTTTGACTGAGAATGTTTTAGTTGCAATAACTAAGAACTTAGCTAGTCAGTTCATTGAGATGTGCAGTGAGTTCTTTGGTAAGGAAGAGTATCCACTTAGAATGTTACTACGTAGAAACAGTACTAAGAATCACTATCCTAAGTTCCGTGACAAGCTTTTACAATCCTACCCGTTTGTAGAGCCGGCCATTGTCCCTAAGATTGCATCTAAGATTGCTTTCAACAAGTTTGAAGTTACAAACAAACTTAATGATGGTACTCCATTGACTGAAACAGATGACATCCCAGACAGTGTACCAGCTACACCTCAGAGTGCAGCAGCCTTGTTTGGAGGAGGAGCTCCTGTAGATCTTAGTACTTCTTCTGACTTAAACTAAGTTCTATGCTAAGCCTGGATTTACTTGATGAGCAAGAGATACTAGAGAATGTAGATGAATACTCTCTTTATTGTTTCTATCTAGAGTTTGAGCCAGTGATTGGAAGTGTATACAATTCAAGATTAAGGAATGTAGATGATAAACCTTCTTTTGGTATCTACGAAAGAAAGTATGGTGTTGGTAGAGTGAATGAGTTCATGTGGAAAGACCAAGCTCTTCCATGCACTCCTAACTATGGAGACATCTTTGATCTTGTAAAAGTGTTATATCAGCTAGAGACTAGGTTAGAGGCTATGATTAAAATAGCTACTGACTTTGGTCTTCTAGCTGGTACCACTCCAGCTGTTAAGACTCTAGTTATAACACCTGTAAGAAAAGAACTCTGTCATATTAGAGTAAAGTCAAGACAATTTAACTTTAAAGACTTTCAATATTGGAGTAAGTATAATGTTAGTGAGGACATCTTAAACCTATACAATGTAAAGGCTGTAGACTATTACTTTCTTTATGATTCTGATGCTTGCCCTAGAAGTCCTAAAGGATTAATGTATGCTTATAGAATCTTTGACAAGTATCAGTTATATCAACCTTATCCTAAGTCTTTTCTAATGGATTGGACAGATGCTTGTATACCAGGTTTTAATCAGTTAGTTAATAACGATATACTTATAATCACTAAGGCCTATAAGGATGTAATGTTCTTCAGGTCTCTAGGTTATGATGCTATAGCTCCAAGGGCTGAGAATATGATACCAGATCCTTTATTAATTGAGTGGGTAAAGCAGAGGTACACTGAAGTAGTTACTTTCTTTGACAATGATGGAAAGACCAGTCCTCATCTATACCCATTTAGGTCTGTCACAATTCCTTTAACAACTGGGACAAAAGACCCTACAGATTTCTGTGCTAAATACGGGGCCATAGAGGCCTCTATACTAATTCAAGAACTATTAACATGACAGAAGTTGAAGAGTTAGAAGATTACCTAGAGTCGATACTTATAGGTAAGGTTGCTTCTATTAAATACACTGATAAAAATAACAGTGAGCAGGTCGAGGTAGATATGGTTAACCGTCTTGCCATAGATGCCGGTACTAGACCAAGAGACTTTCTAATCCTCTTTACTAATAATGGTAAGAGAATAGAAGTTCCATTAGACGATTTTAAATCACACATAACCCTATTAAATTAATGGCAATATTACAAGAAACCCCTACAGACATACAAGGAGGTTTTAACAAAGGAATAGAGGGCTCAGCAATGGGACTGATGATGGATATCTTACAGAGATTCCAATATCAGTATCCTATCAAGAGTACTATCAGGGAGTTAGTATCTAATGGTATTGACTCAGTTACTGAAAAGAACGTAGCAGCACTTATCTTAAGTGGAAAAGCTCAGATTACTGACTACTACGAGGAAATAGAAGGGGAACTTTACAATGACAGTAAGTTTGATCCTTCATATTATGATGCTACATACTTCTCTCCAAACGATAAGGTAGTAGTAACATACCATTGTGGTGCCAATATGGATAAAGACTTTGTCACAATTGAAGATCACGGTGTAGGTCTTGGTGGCCATAGGTTATCTAAATACTTCTCTTTAGGGTATTCTACTAAGAGGCTATCTAAACTTCCTTTAGGTAAGTTTGGTATAGGTGCTAAAGCTCCCTTGTCTGTTAATCCTTACTATACAATGGAGTCTAGGTACAATGGACTAAGGTATAAGTTTAATGTCTACAATACCAAGGTGGAATCTGTAATACCAAAGTTTAATTTAAACACTGGTGTAGAGAATGTACCTATTAACTTTGAGACTGGAGTTATCTATGCAGAAAAGACTACTGAGAAGAATGGAGTTATCGTTACTATGGAAGCTAAGAAACATCATCTTCAAGAGTACAAAGATGCAGTTGAAAGACAGTTGATGTACTTTACTAATGTAGATTTCTTTGTAAAAGAAAACAACCTAACAATACGTCAAAACTTTACCCCTGAAATATTGTATGAAGATGATTGCTTAGTAATATCAGATAACAGATACTTCAATAAGCCTCACATGTTACTTAACAAGGTCAACTATGGCTTTATAGACTTCAAGGAGTTAGAGCTAGAAGATATATTAGGTAATGTAGGTATCAAAGTATTACCTGAAGATGTTGAAATCTCTCCATCTAGGGAGTCCCTAGTCTGGTCTGAAAAGACTAAGGCTATGGTACTTCAAAGATTTAAAGATGCATCTGATTCTGCCTCTAGGATTATACAAAAAGAGATGCAAGAGAATGACTTTATCAAATGGCTTAGAGTTTGTAATTCTATTAAGAACAAGTGGAGTAATAGCTCTAACATCTTAGGTAGACTATCTAATATAGTTAACCTAGATAAGGTAGATATTAATTTCACA